ATTGATGACTGGATAACTTTGGGCGCTGCTGTTGTAGCGGTAATAGCAATTATTGTGGACTATATGTTATGAATGAAGATATTAAAGAAGCCATTAAAGAGGTCAATGCCAGCGTGGACAGACTACTAAAAGGTCAGCGAGTGCAGAGGATAAAAGACTGGCTTAAAGTTCAGGCGAGTAAGCCTGTAAGCAATGGGGTTGCCATTCTTGTGGCTATGCTTATAATTATTATCGACTAGGGTTCCCCCTCCTACCCCTTGAAGCAGGTCTACCGCACCTGTAGTCACAACGCGGTGCCACATCTCTCGATAACTTTCCGTAAATCTCTCGATATATCTTTAGTGATATACCGCCGATGATAAACCATCATTTCTAATCATATCTGATAGCCTTTAAAATGCCCGCGAATCCACCAACCAGAGACTCGCGTGATGCTATACATGATAGGCTTTATCCTCTCAGCCCTTATTCTAGTGGCTATACAAGACCTTATATTGCACAAAAAGTAACCAGCGTTTACAATAACGGCACAACCAAACTGTTAGCCTAGAGGTTAATATGCACCAGTTGAATATTGTAAGCCGTATCATTGAATGCGAAGAGAATGGATGGCATGATTTGCTTTCTAAGGTTGATGGGATAACCCAGAGCCTGATTGATAACCCCTCTGCTGCACAGCCTGTAATCACAGCCCTGCGCTTTTGGTGCGATGCCGTTGATTGCAGAGTTAATGGTTTACCGCCTGACGAACAAGATGTTATGTTACATAACCCCATAATGAATATACGCGATGCCTTTGGCACTGAGGTATAACCCTTTAGATGAAAAACGGAAACCAAGGCGAGGGCGGTGGCAGACCCCCTGTAGTCTTTACCCCTGACCAAGTGATTGAGATTCAGGCGTTGTCTGCCGTCTTAACTAAAGGCCAGATTGCCGACTACTTTGATATAAGTGAGAAGACGCTCAGGGAAGTAGAGAAGCGACAGCCTGAAGTTTCTACCGCTTATAAAAAGGGCAGATGCAAACAGATTGCAAACATGGGCAGCAACCTTGTTCAGTTGGCTCAGGATGGCAATGTAACGGCAAACATCTTTTACCTGAAGACTCAGGGTGGCTGGAGAGAAGTTGAAGCAGAAGCTCAAGAGATTCCCCCAATCAACATAGTGGTAGACCATCGTGCAACTGACCCTTCCGCAGAGTGAGATATTTTGTAGCTCTAGCCGTTTCCGCAGCGTTGTTGCTGGGCGGCGATTCGGCAAGACATTCCTTAGCACTGGGGAGATACTGCGAGCAGCAATCAGCGGCAAGAATAAGAACTGCTGGTATGTAGCCCCCACCTATGGCTCTGCTAAAGAGATTGCTTGGGATATGCTTATACAGACCATTCCCCCTGAGTACCTAACCAAGACAAACGAAAGCAGCCTGACGATGCGCTTGATTAACGGCAGCACTATCAGCCTGAAGGGAGCAGAGAAGCCTAACAACCTGCGAGGCCGAGCGTTAGACTTTGTTGTGCTTGATGAGTTTGCTGATATGCGCCCAGAGGCTTGGTATGAAGTTATCAGGCCATCGCTATCTGACAGGCTTGGCTCTGCTTTGTTTATCGGCACACCTAAAGGCCGCAACCATTTCTATGACCTGTACGCCAAGGGCTTAGATGGTGCAGACGATTGGCAGAGCTTTCAGTACACCACTATCCAAGGCGGTAACGTACCGCAGACAGAGATAGAGCAAGCCCAGCAAGACCTAGACGAGCGCACTTTTAATCAAGAATACAACGCCCAGTTCGTCAACTACAGCGGCATTATCTACTACGGCTTTAATCGAGAAGAATCGGTTGGCAAGATAGAGGCAGACCACCACACGCTTCACGTTGGGATGGACTTTAACCTTGACCCAATGAGTGCGGTTGTATGTGTCCGACACCATGACACGCTGCTTGCTATTGATGAGGTGGTTATGTGGGGCAGCAATACTGATGAGATGGCGCAGGAATTGCGAACGCGCTACCCTGACAAACGTGTTATCATTTACCCTGACCCAGCCTCTAGGCAGCGTAAGACTAGCGCGGGTGGGCGAACAGATTTAAGCATACTCCAAAACGCAGGTTTTGAGGTTAAGGCTAAGACCAGACACGCACTGGTTCGCGATAGAATAAATGCGGTCAACTCCAGACTCCTATCCAGCGATGGGCAGCGGAAGTTGTTGATAGACCCCAAGTGTAAACAGACAATCGAATCGTTAGAGCGCCAGACCTACAAAGAAGGGACGAGCGTTCCTAATAAGGATGGGTTTGACCACATGAATGATGCTTTAGGCTATCTGGTAGAATACCTATTCCCAGTACGCACAGACCGCATAGTACCCCAACCACAAAGGTGGAGTTAATGAGTAAAAATTTAGAATACACGCACCCAGAATATGACAACAATAAATATCGCTGGGAGTTCTACTTGCGAAGTTATATGGGTGGTGAAGACTATCGTGATGGTTCATACCTGACGCGCTACGTTAATGAGGATAAGGAAGAATATAATCGACGCCTTGACCTGACACCGATGGACAACCACAGCAAGAACATTATCCACATCTACAGCAGCTTTCTATGGCGACAAGCACCAGTGCGCAGCTTTAACAGTGCAGCGGGTAACTATGCCCTTGAACCATTCCTCAAAGATGCTGACCTTGATGGGCGCAGCTTTAATGCGTTTATGCGAGAGGCTAACATCTGGGCNAGCGTATACGGTAACGTCTGGATTATGGTCGATAAGCCCGCATCTAACGCCCGCACCAAGGCTGAGGAGCTAGGGCAGGACATTAGACCTTATGTGAATATGTTCACCCCTGAGAATGTATTCGACTGGGAATATGAGCGTATGCCATCTGGTCGCTACGAGCTTTGCTACCTGAAGGTTCGTGAGTCTATAGAAGAAATCAGCGACACTGAGAAAGTGGTTTATTACCGCATCTGGACTAAAGACGATGTAAAACTGTACAAGAGTATCAACGAGCAGGACACCCACATCAGCACAGAAGAGAACGCGCTAGGGCGAATCCCTGCGGTGTTCCTACCAGCACAGCGTTCAGTAGTTCGCGGCATTGGTATCAGTGACCTGTCAGACGTTGCCTATATGCAGCGGGCTATCTATCAAGAGCTGTCAGAGGTTGAGCAGCTTATCCGTATCAGCAACCACCCAACCCTAGTTAAGTCATACGAGACTGATGCAAGTGCTGGTGCTGGTTCGGTAATTAATATGCCTGACGATATGGACGCGGCAATGAAGCCTTATATGCTACAGCCTAACGGTTCAAATTTAGACAGCGTAAGAGCCGCTATCAACGACAAGATTGAATACATTAATCGTATGTCTCACATGGGTGCGGTTCGCGGCACAGAGGCTATCACGCAGTCTGGCGTAGCAATGCAGACAGAGTTCCAGATGCTTAACGCAAAGTTGGCTGAGAAGGCTGACATCTTGGAGCTTGCCGAGGAACAAATCTGGAACCTTTGGTGTGATTGGCAGGAGCTAACCCCTGACGTTGAAATCTTCTACCCTGATAGCTTTGATATTCGGGATATGGACAAAGAGCTAATCTTCTTGCAGCAGATGCGAGCTACTGGCGTTAAGTCTGTTACTTTGTCGCAAGAAATAGATAAGCAGATTGCCGACCTAGTGTTAGATGATGAGAAGCTGGCAAAGTCGCACCTTGAGATTGACCAAGGCACACAAGTTATAGGGCAGTTTAACGACGAGGCTGAATAATGCCTACAGATAACGCTTATGACGAGATTCTAGACACGCTGGCTGATACACACCAGCAACGTCTAGCTGATGCCTTAGTTGCCCTAGAGGAGCGCGTAGCTGATGTTATGGCTGACGCTCCGTTACAGGGTGGTAGGCTGTTTGATACTGAGTGGGCGATTAATGTTAGGCCAGCTTTAAGGGAAGCCATGGATGAGGCTTATCTAGCTGAGGTTGACGCTGTAGTTAGGCAGTATGGTTCTGTAGCAGCCGATGCACAGGATATGCTTTCTACCTATGGCGACTTCACCAAGCTAGACAACAGCGTTGTGAACCAGTTGCAGAGACTATCATTCCAAGGCTTTGAATCAGTTGCTAACGAATACCTTGATGTCTTAGCCAATGAGGTCTATCAGTCAACCCTGACAGGCCGTAGCTTTAACGACACAGTTAAGAACCTTCGCCAGACAATCAATGGCGTATACATNCAAAGCGATGATGTGGAAGCCCAGCGGCTTGTTGACTTAGTTAATAACGGCACAGCGGCACAGTCTAAAAAGGCAGCAGAGCTACTGCGCACCAAGTTCGCCAGAGACAGGGCAGGCAATAACCTTAGGCGCTATAGCACCCAGATGGCACAGGACAGCCTGATGCAGTTTGATGCGAGCATTAACACTGCTATCGGTAAAGCAAGCGGTGCGACCAAGTGGAAATACTACGGTGATGTTATCAGGGACAGCAGGCCATTCTGCAAAGAACACGCTGGTCAGGTGTTCACTGAAGAAGAAATAGAATCAACATGGGCGGGAGACTGGAAAGGTAAATCATCTGGCGACCCCTTTATCGTGCGCGGTGGTTACAACTGCCGACATCACTGGCGACCAGTATTCGACGAGGAATAGNTATGGCATACGGTAAAAAGAAGAAGAAAAAAAAGCCCACTAAATAAGCTGGGCTAAAGGGTTACACTGCTGTGAAATTAACTAAAGAG